CAACTAGAGGAATAAAACAATGGCTTTAACAAAAGTAAGCAGAGAGTTGCTGAATACAAGCATTGTTGACAACGGCAACGCCACTGCAATTACTATTGATTCTTCAGAGAACGTAGGCATAGGGACTGCATCGCCTAGTAGCCTAATGCACTTGTCAGCCAACACAGGAGCAACACTCACCCTTGAAAGCACTGACACTGGTATAGCTACTAACGAAGTAATTGGTGAAATAGACTTCTTCTCTAACGATGCCTCTGGCATTGGTGCGGCATCTCGCGGGAGTATTAGCCTAATTGCTCAAGATGCGGCAGGTGCGGGGAGTATGTTGTTTAAAACATCTAATGCCTCTACTGCTTCAGCAGAACGCATGCGCATAGACTCCTCTGGCAATGTGGGCATAGGGACTACATCGCCTAGACACGAACTAACTGTTTCAGGTGGCAGTAGTAGCTCAATACAAATAATATCAACCACTACAGGGACAGGGGCAACTGATGGGTTGAGGTTCTGGAACACAGGCAGCTCTACAGCAATGTGGAATTACGACAACACTCCAACTCTGTTTGGAACTAACAACACAGAACGCATGCGCATAGACTCATCAGGCAACCTGTTGGTGGGTACTACTACTACTGGAGCTACTGGTGGCCTTGCCTTAGTCCCCTCAGCGTCTGCTGGAGGAGGGCTGATAAGGTGGAACAGAGCTAATACGACAGGTACTACTTACGCCACTCAGTTTCAAAACGCAGGAAGCACTGTTGGTCAAATTTACTACACAAACACCACAACATCCTACGCCACCTCATCAGACTATCGCCTTAAAACTGACGCACAGCCAATGACAGGTGCGACAGCGCGTCTTAAAGCATTAAAGCCAGTTAACTTTGAGTGGATTGCTGATGGTACTCGCGTTGATGGCTTCTTAGCTCACGAAGCTCAAGCGGTTGTTCCTGAGTGTGTGACTGGCGAGAAAGACGCAATGATGGAGGAGGAGTACGAGGTTTCTCCAGAGGTATTAGACGAGGAAGGCAACACAGTAGAAGAAGCTGTCATGGGTACTAGGTCTGTTCCAGACTATCAAGGCATTGACCAGAGCAAGCTAGTGCCTCTGCTTGTAGCAACTATACAAGAACTAGAAGCAAGAATAACTCAACTGGAGAATAACTAATGGCAGTAACTTGGACAATCTCAACCCTAGAACGCAACACTGATGACGGTGTTGTAGTAGCACACTGGCAAGCCTCAGACGTTGATGGCGAACACTCAGGCAGCAGCTATGGCACTGTTGCTTTCAACCCTGACGCAGATGCTGACGGCTACACAGCCTACGCTGACATCACAGAGGCTCAGGTTATCGAGTGGGTAAAGGCTGACGTTGATGCTGACGCTGTAGAGGCAAGCATTGCAGCACAGATTGCAGACAGCAAAGCACCAGCGATTACTGCTGGAGTGCCTTGGTAATAATTAATTACAATACAGGCAGCAGAAGACGAGAGGAATAACTAATGACAACTATTGTAACAAAGAACAGCTCAACCGCAGCATCAGTGCCTACAGCTAGTGATCTAGTACAGGGTGAGCTTGCGGTAAACGTGACTGATAAAAAACTATATACAAAAAACAATTCTAACGCAGTAGTTGAAGTAGCTGCTAATCAAACTGCTGCTGAAATATTAACTGCTTTGTTGACAGTAGACGGTTCTGGATCAGGACTAGACGCTGACAAGGTAGATGGCTTTAATATTTCTACTGCATCTACAGGCACTGACGCTAACACGATTTACTTTAGGACTATCTAACAATGCCTATTAAAATAGGGTCTACTGATATAAATGAAATACAGATAGGGTCTACTCCTTATGAGTCTGTGTATGTAGGCTCTGACAAAGTATTTAGTAGACCTTTGCTTATTGATTTAACTGTTGGGCAATACGTTAGCAACAACTACCCTCGTCCTAGGTTCTACGGTTATGACCAGTTTTATTCTATGGGTTCTATCGCTAACGCACAATCTCAGCCTAATAGTAACTGGTTTAGTTCAGGGGCGATAATTACTCTTGGATACTACTCGTACCAAGATCAGACATTCCCCTACCCTGTGGAATTAAACGTATCATCCGTTGTAACTAATAATGACAGCATGTTTACAACTATGACTATAAACAATACTGTATTTAATAGAGTAGACGCAGCTTCTTTTTCTACGGGTACTAACAACTTAGGTACTTATTCACGTTGGAAATGGTCAACTGGGACAGTACCTCAGACTAATCCTTTTGGTACTGTAGGCGGTATAGATAGAGTGAGGTTTGAGCGAGATGTTTGAGTACACAACTAGACTAGACGGTTCTACTGCATGGGCTTGTTACACTGAAGAGCCTTTATATATAGAAGTAAACATTACTGGCATAACAGACGAGACTGAAATCCAGAATAAACTTAGTTTGTTTTTAGAAGCTGAAAAAGAAATAGACAGCGGAGAAGGATAAATGATTGATCCCGTCACAGCCATCAGTATAGCCACTAATGCGTTCGGTACTATCAAGCGCATGGTAGCTGCTGGTCGTGAAGTAGAGGATACACTAGGACAGATAGGGCGCTGGTATGGCGCTGTGAGTGATTTAAATGAATGTCAACGCAGAGCAGAAAACCCACCCTTGTTTAAGAAGATTGTTGCGTCACAATCTGTTGAGCAAGAAGCAATGCAGGTATATGCTCACCAAAAGAAAATACAACAGCAAGAGAAGGAACTCAGAGAACTCCTGATGTACACCTATGGTGCAACAGGCTACAAGGAGTTAGTAGAGTTGCGTAGGAAGATTAAAGAGCAACGAGAGAAGACTATATACGCACAGGAGCGCAAGCGTAAAGCAGTATTCTGGAACACTATACAGATCACAGGCATCCTCGTATTAGCCACTGGTTTTTACTTAACAATCTCTTGGATCATAGGACAAGGAAATGGATGAACAAACTAAAGACGTACTAGACATAGCAGCAGGCTCTACAGCATTAATGACAATGATAGCTTGGCTGCCGCCAGTAGCGTCTTTGTTGACGATTGTGTGGCTAGGTATACGCATCTACGAGTCTGACACTGTGCAGAAACTAGTGCATGGTAAGAATCAGCTTGACAAACAAGACTAAATAGTGTATAATATATGAGTATTTTAAATAGTTTAATAGGGCCAGTGACAGGTCTTTTAGATAAATTCATTGAAGATAAAGATAAGAAAAATGCTATCGCCTTTGAATTAGCTACTATGGCTGAGAAGCATGCTCAAGAATTAGCTAAGGGTCAGATAGAGGTCAACAAGACTGAAGCAGCACACAAGAGTTTATTTGTGGCTGGCTGGCGACCCGCTATAGGCTGGATATGTGGACTAGCCTTATTCTATTCTACTATCCTAGCTCCAATACTAGGCATCTGGTTTACTGTCCCACCTGTTGATAGCTCATTACTCACAAGTGTACTGATGGGTATGTTAGGCTTAGGTGCTATGCGTACAGTAGAGAAAACTAAAAACGTACAGAGAGAACGATAATGGGTGGTGGTGGATTTGGCAGAACCTACGCAAGTAGCTCAAACACACAGATAAATCAAGCTGCTAGACTTAAGGCCGCTGCTCGTGCGCCTGATCCTGGGTCTTATAGTATAAAAGATCAGTTTCGCCCGTACTCTTTAGATTGGAAAAAAGACTTTACAGACCCCGCAGGAACAGTGCGTAAAGCAGGAGAAAGAGTAGACAGGTTTAATGCTGCGGGTGATAAAGTAGGGTTTACAATGTATCTCGATAAGCCTGTTTATGATAGTTCTGGGAAGATAATAAGAACGGGTGTAAGGACTGAACATGTTCCTTATTCCGCAGATAGAGTAGTGAAAAAAACTAAAGCTGATCCTGATTTTAATGTTGCTGATTATTACGAAATAATGACAGCAGGGGCAGAAAAGTCTATAACTCCTGAAGCTGTTCGTAGAGTTTTGCAGAACCACGATCCTAACCGTGGAGAACTATTCGGCACAAGTCCTAGAGGTTACTTAATGGATCAGCAAGTAGGCGATCCTTTTATAGACATCATTAGATCAAAACAGATACCTTTAACTAAAAAATTAGATACTCCGTTTAAGCTAGACTATGACTACGGTTATCACTCTGATAAGCTGTATATGAAACAGCCTCCTTTAGAGGGAAACCTTAATTTACAGCAAGGTTTTACGGACAAGGAACGTAAAGAGTACAGAGACTTAATGAAGCGTGGTTCTTTCGTAGACATTAGCGGAGGAACTTCTAGGGTTGGTGAGTACACTATGGCATGGGTTGAAGACCCGCCAGAGCCTAGTGGTTTTTCTAAGTTTCTAAACAACCCTGTTCTTAGTGTAATAGGAGCAATTAATCCTGTTATTGGTTTAGCAACTACTGGTGTTAAATTAGCTACAGGAGAAAAAGTATCTCCTATGGAAATAGCTAGTGGTTTAATGACTGGCTTAAATATGGCAGGAGTAGTTAAACCTCCAGTACCCAATGTAGCGGGAGATAAAGGCACTGGCTTGTTTGGTAGCACCTACGGACAAACACAGACTGCATTAAACGTAGCAGCCGCAGGAGATGCTAAAGGTGCTGCTTTTGCTTTGGTAGGTGATGATCTTATTAAAGGCGGTTTAGATAACGTAGGACTAGACAGAGCAACTATTGAACGCGCAGGTATCCAGTATGATGACTTCCAAGCTGGTATAGGTAAAGTTGTTAGTGCAGTAGCTGGAGGGGCAGAACTAGACAACGCTTTAGCTTCTGGCTTAGGTACTTATATTAGAGAAGGTGGAACACTAGGCTCTATTGACCTTCCTGAAACTAACATAGACTTAGGTATTATTGAAGACCTTGCCAAAGAACTTGCTAATAAACTTGAACCTATTGGTGATGCTCTGTCAGCCGCAGACACAGCAGTTAGGCAGGGTTTATCTGAGTTTGATGATGAAGTATTGCAAGAGCTTACACAACCTGTAGGTGATGTTCTTTCATCCGCAGATACAGCAGTTAGACAAAACTTAGCTACCTTTGACGAGGAAGTATTGCAGCCTATTACACAACCTGTCGGAGATTTTGTTGAAGACGTAGGACAAGCAATAGGTGATGCTTTTGATGGTTTAAATGTACCTAACTTTAACCCCAACTTAGGTCAGTTTAGGTTAGTGTCTGACACAGGTGTTTCTGTTCCTTCTCCTACACGAACAACAGATCAAATATTTGGTGATGACTTATTTAAGTTTGAGACAG